GGCGGAAGCGGTAAAGCAAGCGTGTGAAGAATATCTCCGCCTGCGGATGGGCCAGTTTGAGGACTTCACAAACGAGGTCTGCTGCTGGGACTATGTGGAGCAGATGGAGAAAGAGTGCCACACTACCGAGGAACGGAAGAAATTCAACCGGGATCACGAGCAGGATTTTTACAAGTGTATGCGACTCCGCGACCGTATGCGGGCGGGACTGCGTGCGCTCTGGGCGCAGAATGTGCCGACAGCTTCTATCCAGTTCACATTGAAGGAAGCGTACCGGGCAGAATCCGTATGGCTGGCGATCCGTTATGCCCTGGTGTGGCACGACTTCCCGGAGGGCGGGATGTGGAACGACTTCTTCTCCCCGCTCAACCGTTCGGATCAGCCGATGCCGAAAGTGGAACTGAAAGAAAAGGATGGTACGGAATGACGATAACGATATACCCGGACGGCCACTCCATCCAACAGGGAACGCCGGAAGAGCTGGCGCGGCTTGTGTTCGAGATGCAGGCGCTTCAAACCTTACAGAGTTTTAGAAATCTGGTTGAGGCCATCCAGGCGGAAATGGAAAAGCAGCAGAAGCAAAAGGAAGTTGCGGCTACAATCCAGGAAGCACCGAAGAAACGACCGCCCAAGAGAAAGGCAAAAACCGATGGTAAAACCTGAACCGTGGGAAAATCCGATGCTGGATACTATGTGGCACTTCATGGAAATGGGCGGCCTAAAGGCAAACTATCCGGCGCTGAAAGAAGCCTGCATGGAAATGCGACAGATGATTATGCAGAAAACGGCAGGTCAGCGCAAAGACCGCCCGAAAGACATCCCGTGGGAAAACTGGGAGCGCGTCAAGGTGACGATAGTCTGCGAGGCAATGGCATTGGTACTGTCGGGAGAGTATGAACCAAAGGAGGAAAGCAAGAGTGAAAGAAAAACGGCTGGTTGACGCAAACCACTTTGAGCAGGTGCTCAAAAACATAGCGTGCGCCTTGAAAGGCGAACTGACGTATGGAAAAATCAAGATCGACGTGGTGAAGTTGATTATGGGAAGTCTGGAAGCTGAACCGACCATAACTGCGGAGAGCTTGCAACCGCTGACGTACAACGAAAATATGGACTACCTGGATTGCGACGAATTTATCTGCCACAAGTGCGGAATCCATATTGAGGACTGGAAGCGAATCAAGATTGACCCGGATGACGGGGAGAAAGAACTTTGCGAGTACACGTTTAAGCACTGCCCGGAATGCGGCGCAAAAATCATCATACACAAAAGCTGCGAATTTTGCAGGTGGCATTTGCAGGACGGGACGTGCTTTAACAAACATCGCCCGAAACCAACGACGCACCGGGAAAGTTCCTGCTGGAACTGGGAGGAACGCGAGTAATGGAAAAGAACTGCTCCACCTGCGCATGGCATGACAGCTTCTCGTGGGTATGCTTCAACGGTTTATCCGAACACCGGGCGGATTTTACTGACCCGGAGAACACCTGCCAGGAATGGAAAGAAAGGAAAGATGAAAATGACTAGGGATGGGGTCGAGTATACCTGCGACAAATGCGGCAAGACCATGTTTGCGCCGACGGATATGTGCAGCACCATGAACAGTGTCCGCGAACGTATGACGAGGGACTGGGAAGAAGTGACAGACGACCATGGCCGCAAGCGCGACCTTTGCCCGGAGTGTAGCAAGGAATACAAGAAAATCATTGGCGGCTTCCTCAAGAAAAAGTAACCGCCGAAGAGCAAGCCTCTTACATTATATATTATACATAGTAGTCCGTCGTTAAATAGCCGCCCTGACGAGGCGGCAAGGGGGCTTGTATACGGAAGCTAAGTTAAGGGACACGACGAGAAAGAAGAGCAAAACGATGCACCTACCCCCGGCGGGGAAAGGGAGTGCAGAGGGAAAACGAGGGCGGCGTTCCAGCAGCTTATCGGAATAGAGAGCAAAGGGAACGCGGCCCGGCGTTGTTCCTCTGCATCGTTCCCCTCTTTCGTTTGTGGGTCAAGATAAAGAAAGTTCCATGACGTGAACGGAAGGAGGGACGTAGAGAGTATGGCAGGCGGTTTCAGAGTACGAGAGCAAAAATTCATCTGCGGCAAAGATTACGCCACGGCTGAAACGATGCAGGTTGACTTTTTCGAGATCACGGAACAGCAGCACAAGGCCAGCACCCGCAAGAAGAAAGAACTTGCCAGCTCCATTGCGAAAGAAGCGTACAATTTACGGCAGTCCGGGCGATACCTGGAACTGCTGATCCAGCGCAACTTCCGCAGAACGGACTACTCCGTTACATACACCTACGACAACGACCGTCTGCCTGCACCCGGCGACATGGAGCGTGTGGATAAGGATTTTTCCGCCGCAATGAAAAAGCTGTACCGTATGTGCGACAAGGCCGGGATCGAACATCCGGGCTGGATCGACGTTGCGGAGTATATGACGTATGTTGATGGACGGTGGATCGGCAGACACCATCACCACATCGTTATGCAGCACACAAAAGGCTTGACCCGCGAAATGATAGAAAAGGCATGGGGCGACCGGGGAATGGCTCGGTGCGAACCGCTGCATTTTGACCACGGCTATGTTGTGGGCCTGTCCAAGTACATCGTGAAAAATGTTCGGTGTAAACGGCACTGGCGGCAGAGCCGCGGGCTGAAACCGCCCAAAATGCCCCGCCCGAACGATGGAAAAATGAGCCGCGGCAAACTCAAGGACGTTTGCGAAAACCGTCTGGAAGATCGTGCGTTCTGGGAGAAAATGTACCCCGGCTATACCCTGCACTACTGCGAACCCATCATCACGGGAAACAGCACCCGCCATCTGATCGTGCGCCTGTACCGCAAAGAAACCGGGATGAAGAACAGGAGGAATCAACCTTGAGCGTGAGGCTTGAACTTTCCGACCTGCCGCCCCGCATCCGCGCCCAGGCGGAAGCGCAGATCGCGGCCAGAGGCCAGAAAAAAGCACTCGCTGCGCCGTCAATGGCTACGGCGGCAAGCATTGCAGAAACCGCAGGCATGGAATTTGACTCCCGCGGCGAGTATAACTACTACATGGGCGTGATCCTGCCGAAAGTACAGCGGGGGCAGATCGTCAACGTGGAAACGCACCGGGCGTTTTCCCTGCTCCCGGAAAAGGAATACGGAAATGTGAAACTCCCGGCGGCCAGATACACCGCTGACTTTGTGTTGACCTATGCAGACGGCACAACGGAGGTTGTGGAGGTGAAAAGCAAATTTACCAGGCGGCAGCAGCGGGATTATATTTACCGCCGCCGCTTGTTCATCGACCTTGTGGCAGAGCCGCGGGGATGGAAATTTGTCGAACACATCACGCCTGACACATCGGCGGAGATCAAGGCGTGGAAGAAGCTTGCAAAGCAGAAAGGATAAACCATGAAAGCTAGACCGAACGCGGCAGTACAGCGCATGATGGTGCGAAATTCTGTCAGCCGTTGCGCGACATCGAAAATCAGCACGAAAAAGAATATCATGGATAACAGAAAGGCCACAGACGAGGTACTGCGCTACTGCACCATCATTGCGGCCTTTGATGTGCTGGAATTTGACAAGGACGCGCTTGACCGTTTGACGGCGGCCATGAAAAACCGCGCCGACGTGTACACAACAGAGCGCGCTGTGCTGGGGCAGACCCGCGCGCGGCAGTTACTTAGAGAGCGCACGGAACCGATGCTGGACAGGTCGTTTGTTCTCCCGGCGGGAGAGTACCCGCGAAAGCAACATGAGAAAGACGCACTGGCAGAACGCCGGGATGCTGGCGACCTGACGATCCGCTATTTCGTGGAGGGCTTAAACGAAATGGGCTACGACCGGGCGCAGATCAATGCAGCCGTGGAAGAGGTTCGCAGGAACTATGAGCAGTTCTTGGAATGGGCCGTTGACGGTGAGTATGCGGCGCATACCATGCTTGGCCGCAAGGCGGCGGAGATCATGGGCGGAAGCGTCGAGGTAGTAGCAGAACCGGGCGCAGGCCAGATTTTCGGGAAATTCTAACAGAGCAAAACGCGGGAGGGTAAAATGCAGGCAGAAGAAGCGAAAATGATTTTGCGTTACCTGGGCGGGATTGAAGCACAGCTCTATGACGTGAACAGAGAACTTGCAGAGTTGCAGGATCGCTACAACCCCATCAAGGGCATGGACATGGACGGGATGCCGCATGGAACCACTCCGGGCGACAGCACCGCGTCGCTGGCCGTGAAGCTGGCCGACAGCAGCGAGGAATACAAACGCACGGAAAACCGCCTGCTGGTGCGCAGGGGTGTTTTGCTGGCTGACAGGGATAATATTCGTGACCAATTAGACCGTATGAACGGTGATTACAAAATCATTCTGCGTGGGCGGTACGTTTACACGCAAAAATCGTTACAAAGAGGCTGGACGAGCATTGCGGCGGAACTGGGAGTAAAGGAAATCACCGCCCAGCGGAAAGAAAAGGTCGCACTTGCCATTCTCGGTCCGATGCTGGACGAAATGCCAATGGCAGAAGAAATCCTCTTGCGCGCGTATGACGCGCGCGATTAAAAGCAACAGGAAAAGCACAAAGGCAGATTCGTGATAGAAAATCTATCAAAACGCCATGAAAAGCCCCAGACAGGCGGCGGCAAAATTCGTGTGCCGGAAAAACATTAAAGGCTATGATGATGCCGGATTTGTGCGCGCGTAAAAG